ACGCGCCCAAAACCGATCTATCGATAGCCATCCCCGATGTCTGGAGGATCGCCGATGCGGTGCGGGCCGGGAAAGAGCCATTGCAGACGGTAGTCTCAAATCAACTCGCGGAGTGCGGGCAACTCATTCGGAGAGAGCTTTCGTTTGAAGGCATCTCGATTCACAATTTTATTGACGACCGGAACCGGGAAGAGCACGAGCGCATCTCTGACCAAGTGACTGAAGTTCTGCGGGCCATCATGCAAGCAGACGAGGCGTGGCATAGCATAGACTTCGAGAGACTGCGGGTAAAGCACAAAAGGCTGTACCATCAAAAAATCTTCCATCGCCGGTTTTCTGGAATCGTTCACAATATCGTCAAGCAATTCCTTTTAGCCTTGAAGTCTGACGCGGCTGCCGATTGCGCGATTGAGAGCATGGCAAAGGGCGAAAAGCCGATCATCGCCCTCGAAAGCACAATGGGAGCATTCCTTGACTCCTACGTCTCGGCCTCTAATCTCTGCATTGGAGACGACATGACGGCGGCGTCCTGGGCTTCCATTCTTCAGAGGGCTTTGGATAGAACTATTCACTACACATTCAAATCTCTCGGTAAGACGCAGCGTGTCGGTTTTGGCCGGGAGGCATTATGTGAACGCACCCGGCTACTCTACGAGGATGCTGATAAACTGCTTGACGCGCTCACGCTAACTTTGCCGGTGTCGCCGATCGATTGGATGCGGCATCGGATCGCTTCCTCCGGTCATACCATAGCCGAGATTACGGGCCGGTCATGGAGGATCAACTATTCCGGCCCGGTTCCAATCCTGTCTCAAGTCTCAACCGCGGAGCGGGAGGATCGCGTAAAGACTGGCATTCTATTCAACAATGGCGGCGTCGATTGTTTGATCCTCAACCAGGCCGGATCGACCGGTATCAGCCTCCATGCTTCCGAGAAATTCAAGGATCAAAAACTGCGGCACATGATTATTGCGCAACCCGCGGGAGACGTAAACATCTTCTCGCAGATCCTTGGCCGCTCAAACCGGACTGGCCAGGTAGTCTTGCCGCGCTACACGATGCTTTCTGTCGCGCTGCCATCCGAGATTAGGCCGGCGATCAATCTGGCGCGGAAACTTAAGTCTCTGTGCGCCAACACATCGAGCAACACCCGCTCGGCTATGTCTGTCGAAGCTCCGGACATGATGAACAAGTATGGCGACCGTATCGTTCACGAGTGGCTGCACGAGAACGAGCAGACCGCCAGTTTGATGGGCCTAATAGTCGATAAAGCGGTTGAACTGGGCGGGGTAGTGGAAGACGACCTCGCCAGGGTAGCCACCGGCCGCGCAGCTCTACTCCCGATCAAAGAGCAGCATGAGTTTATGGACACGGTTACCGAGTCCTACCTGGAATACATTGCATACCTAGACGAAACCGGCCAAAACGACCTTGAACCAAAAACCTGCGACTTCGACGCTGAGCAGAAAACCAGTCGCGTAATCTACTCCGGCACCGACGAAAGTTCGCCATTCGGCCGGGATGCGATATACGGCGAGTATTCGATCAAGCGGCAAGGCAAATCCTACACTCCCGCGGAAGTCGCAACCTTGCTCGAAGAGTCGTTCGGCCAATACGCGCACTTACCGCCTAACGAGAGAGACACTCTGCTATCGAGAGATTTGGGTCATCACCTGGAATCGTTATTCCAGCCATACTTTGAGGGTCTGGAGGCTCCGCACATCATTGAGCGGGCCAGACGGACCCGAGAACTGGGCCGGGCGCTCCTGAACCTGTTCAGGGTCGGTACAGGGCTACGTGTGGAGATAAACGGGGACTTCTACAACGGGATCATCTACCGGATCGATGGCAGGAAGAAGGTGTCAGGAAATCCATACGCTCCATCGGCACTGAAGTTCTACATTGCCGTCAACGGGCCGCTAAGAGAAACCAGAGTGCCAGGTTCACAGATTCGAGCTATCACACTGGCCAACCTTGGAAGGAACGCGAACCCATCAGAACTGTTCAAAGACCACCTGAGCGATACCCGTCAGAAGTGCAAACTGTTAACCGGGAATTTGCTGGCGGCCTACGGTCTGTTAAAGCCGGGATCGAAAGGCCGCATTATCAACTTCTCGATGCATGACGGGAGCACAAAACAGGGAATTTTACTTCCAGTTAAATTCGATCTGGAGAAGGACTTGACGCCGCAGAAGAGTTAGAATCCTTCTGCTAGGGACTCATCGAGGTCTTCTATTGGGGTATCCTGCTCGGGTAGCGTTCCGATTGGCTCCTCATCGTCCATCGGCGCGAACTCTTCGCTAAAGGAAAGCATTTCCTGTCCGCTGTCATCGTGCCAACCGCTCTTCAGGACCTCTTCGACATTGCGCACAGCCTGCTTGTAGTAACTAGGCTTGAGTTCGCATCCAATGCCACGACGACCGCTCATTAGCGCCGCGCAAACCTCGCTACCTACGCCAAGAAACGGTGTGAGCACTGTCTCGCCGGGGTTGGACCATAGTTCCACAAGGCGGGTAATCACGTCTACCTGGAGCGGATGCAAATGTTTCTCATCGTCTTCTTCGCGGGCCTCGCGGTATGGGAGAACCCCTTTCTCTTTTCGATCACCCAAATTGCCGCGAATATCGTCCCAGAAGCATGATGCGTACTGCCGCCAAATCCACTGGGAATAGCGGTTCTCAATCTGGTTCCCCGTCCAACCTTTGTACTTGAGTAGTTCCTTGGGAACCTTTCGCGCGCCCGCATAATTCATCAACCCGTGGTTGTGAGTGACCGGAATATCGTTTGTTCCTGATCGCCTGAAGATCAGAACGTAATCCGCCCCGGCAACCGCTGAGTTGCAGGAGTCCTCCACTATGGACTTATGCGCGAGGGCCTTGGTCATGGTCCGGTTGCGGACAGCCAAGGGCTCTTTCCATATCGTGATGCGCGGGGACGCCATCTTCCATCCGCACCGCTGATGCAGACGAATTATGTCACCTGGGAAGTCGGTATAGGAGTCACCGTTGCCGGTGTTCGAGTTTGGCACGTCCATGCAATGCACGGCGGTCATGCGCCCTGGCAACGTGGCCCGGTGAATCTCTCGCACGATGAACTCGTAGTGCTCGAAGAATTCGGCGTAGGTGCGCGAGTTGGAAAGATCGCGGTCGGAAGAACTGTAATGGTATAACGCACCCCCGTTCTCGGTGGCGAAAGGTGGAGAGTATACCGAGAAATGCACTGAGCCATCCTTGAGGGCGGGAAGGAACTCCACCGAATCGCCGTTGTAGATGGCGTACTTGTCTGTGATTGCCTGATCGATTACCAGCATGGCGTTTCAACCTCTTTCTCAAATTTGTATCCGCCGTCAATACGGATCGCGTCATTCATGTGCTTAATCAACTCGTCGAACATCTTGTCTGCGGCAACCTGCTTGCGCCGCAGGTTCTCTTTGATCCCGCGCTGCCCCTCGGTCGCAATAAGGTCATTTATCACATCGCGCTTTTGGCCGAACCTCCAGCAGCGCCTGACTCCCTGATAGTGCTGCTCAAAACTATGTGTGGAGAACTCAATTACGTGGGCGCAGTGTTGCAGGTTCAACCCCCACCCGCCAATCTTCTGCTTGCTGATCATTCCCCTCGCCTGCCCGGAGATGAATGCGTCCCACTTCTCTTCTTTAGCCTCATCTGAATCTGCGCCGGAAATCTGGACAGCATCGGAAATTAACTTTTCCAGCAAGTCTCCTTCCGGGTTGAGTCCGCACCAAATCAGGAATGGTTGGCCGGTACCGTGAGCTAGAGACGCGGCCATCTCGCACCGCTCCGTGATGGTCCTGCGGGCTTCTTCGCGCTCTTCCTGCATATTGGTTGCAGCCATGGAAAACAGCATTCCTTCGGCCAATGTGCGCGTCTCTACGATGTGCTCCCGTTCGATCAGCCGAGGCAGGACAAAGCGAGAATCGGGATACGGGCCAATGTCTGACGGTTTACGCAAGGCGCGAGCGTATGACGACGTGAATCGCCAGAACGGTTCCTCGGCGTGGCCCTTGAATCGCCACCCAGCGCTAACTGGTCCCCCATGGCTTGGTGCGCGGCGAATCATCATGCGCGTATCGCTAGTATTCTTGTCGTTCTTAAAGAAACGGTTTAGCATATCTATCTGCCCCATCACCCCAAGAGCTTCCGATGTGGTTCCGAGTTCAATGGTGTCGTTGGGTGCGGCCGTAGCGGTCGCCATGAGGCGATATGGAAGAGTTCGCATGAACTCCGTTACCTGGGCGCGGCGCTTGCCATCCATAGCTTTGATGCAACTCGATTCATCGCACACGCAGCCGATGAAGTCATGCGGGTTGAAGTGGTGTAACTTCTCGTAGTTCGTGACAGTGACACCCGTAAAGGAACTACCGCCAGCGGATCGTTTAGCCTCTATGCCGAACTTCTCGGATTCGCCGATGGTTTGCTTGGCAACCGCTAATGGAGTGAGGTACAAGACAGGCTTATTGGTTCTCCGCACTACATTATCGGCCCATGAGAGTTCCATCAAAGTCTTACCCAGTCCGCAATCGGCAAAGATCGCCGAGCGCCCTTTGCGGAGTGACCACTCAATGAGGTTTTCTTGAAAATCGAAAGCCTGCGACGGAATGGCAATTGCGCTAAATCCCGCATCCTCGCCATACTGCGCCTTGCTTTGCAGGAAGCGCTCATAGCTAATATCAGTTGTGACCATCAGTCCCCCATGTCTTTCCCGTGCCCATGTTGATGCTCATATTGGTGGCAGCGCCAGCAACCCCATAAATGCTTTTGGCCGGTTTCCTCTGATTCGGCCCATCCAAATCTACGCTTGCCTCTCAGGTGGCACAGTTGCCCCTGGTGCCCATGCCCGTCAAGTGCGTTTAGTGGCGCGTATCCAAGACAGTGAGGACCGTTGCGTAGTTGGCACATCCCTTTGGCTCGCGCGTAACAGATAGTACGAGCATTCTCTTTCTCTTCCGGCGTAGGCTCTCCGCGCCTCAACTTCAGCCTCCGTTTACGGACAGGTGTAGGCCGTTTCAGTGGCTTTCGTCGCTCAATCATTCTGGCCTCCGTAGTAGTCGGGATATTCTATTTCCGGCTGTGTCAAGAATTCCAGTTTGCGCGTATCGAACTCACCGTCCACATTCCCTGGAGCGCC